ATAGTGTTTTATCATCTTTAGAGGTTATAATTAATTCATCAACTTTCAAACCAACTCTATAAGATGGAGTATTTGTGTAATGATCAAGAATCAATGTGTCTGCTTCTACATTAGCAAAATACCCTCTAATAAAATATACACCCTTGGCAATAGAAACTGCAGATCCTATAGAAGTTGCATTTGATGATATCAATGATGCAAAAGGAGTTCCTGAATTAATAGTAGTATTTCCATATACTATAGTTTCATTTGCAGATAAAGATTCCCCGTCTTCAAATGGATTAAATTTGAAATTATTATCAGAATCTAAGTATTTTACATATATTGTTAAATCTGTCACATTATTTCCATCAGGTAATGCAACATATTGAATAATTGCAGTTGTACCCGAAGATTGTCCTGTTATTTTTTTACCTACAAAATAATTAATATATACTGAAACATCAATGCCAAAATTGGTGGGATTAAGTTTTACTGAATAGTATTGTCCATCATATCCCACATTACCTGGGATCACCATGGATCCCTCTTTGAACATATGACTACCAAAAGATTCTATTTGATTTTGAAGAATCGATTGAAAAGTTGTTAGTTCTCTAGCTTGAACTGGTCGCCCTGGATTAAATAAGACTTTATAATAATTCTTCTCAGAATTAAAATCATCATAATATGGACTAACATTTAAATTTGTTTTTTGTGCCATTTTTCTTTAAAATTCCAGGATAATTTTAATGTCTTCTTTTTGTCGTGAACTTCTAGAAACTAGAGGTCGATTATCAATGTAAATAATATCGCCCGATGATTTATTTATCTCTGGATTTGCCAGTCCTTGAGTAAAAGTAACACCTAGGTCTATTACTTTACTTCCTACAGTAACTTTATTTGTGGGAGTAGGATTTCCAAAAGATGTATCAATAGATCCAGAAAAGGGTCCAATTGATCCTCCAGATGAACTAAATGGTAAAACTTTAGAATCATCACTTACAGAATCATAGTCGGTCTGATCACTATTTCCAGTAGATCCAAAAAACAATGATCTATCTCGATAATACTTTAAAACTTTAGTTTCACTATCATAAGAAGCAACGTATCCCCTCGCAGTTCCTCCACTAACTGTTTGTGTAATTTCTTGTCCAATAGTAGGAGTGTTAGAACTAGAAGATAATTTTATTGAATACAATGATGAATATTGATTATCTTTAAAAATATCATTAGTACCATATGTAATTGGATTTTTCAAAATACCAATTTGTGAAAAACTAGTGTCTGTTGGAAAATCCTTTGTAGAATCGTCAAATCTCGCATAAATTAAGACTTTATCAGTACCTAATTCGGTATAAAGATCATATCCATGTCCCTTAGAGGGTGGAATAATAGGTATAAGTTTTGCTGGATTATCAATAGTTGAAGGTTGAATTGGTCCTAAATCAACTATACCATAAGTATATCCGCTGCCTCCAGTAACGACACTAGTTGAAACTATTACTCCATCTTGTGTTTCAACTAAAACCCTGCCACCACTACCATCTCCAAGAATATTACAAGTTCCAGTACTGTATCCACTTCCACCATTTTCAATATAAACTTTTTTAATTTGATTATTATTAGCAGAAGAATCTCCATTTTCTTTAATACGAAGTATTTCCGCATCATCAAGTAAATCCGAATTCCAATCATTAGGAACAACAATATACTCTGTAGAATCAAATTTAATTACATCTGATGGTGAAATGGTAAAAAGATATTTCCAAACATAACCATCTCCACTTTCTCCAGCTGGGGATGGTTCTGCATCTGTAAATTTTGGTTGATCTAAAGATCCATTAATGGACGGATTTATACCAGAAGATCCGTTATCAATACAAATGTAAACTCTATAGTCACTATTAATGACATAATAATTCGCATCATAAAGTCTACTAGAATCAGTTAATGGACTTCGATTTGAAATACTATAATCGTGCCTATACATTTCATATTTTGTATTAGCAGTCCATTCAATTTTTCTTATAATTCTTCTAATATTTGAACTTGTAATTCTTTTGCCAAAAATTGAGGTATCACGATAATGAGATAGGTAGTCTAAATTATCAACAGGTGACAATGGATCAGTATTCCAATCATCAGTCCTCCCAAATCCAACTTGCGTAGGATTAGTCAATCCAAGAAATACATAATATGCATTTGCAGAATCTGTTACAGAATCCACAAAATTACTTGCATTTATAATTCTAAATTGATCTGTTACGACTGCAGACATATTACTAGTTTTTTCTATATTTATAATCCATCATTAGGATATTTTTTTAGGTAATGATCCAGTGCCTCGTATACCAATACCTTGCTCCCCAGTGCTTCTTCTTTGAATTGTTGAAAGAGTTGTTAATCCAGCACCAACATCAATTATGTTTCCGGAAACACCTATTGAAATTGGCGAACTAGATCTAGTAAATCCACTCATTCTTCCCCAAGAGAAATTTCCGACCATAGATTCAAAAGTTGTAAGACCTATTGTAGAAGTTGTGGATAATATATTGCAAGTAATGATTCCAATATTTTGTGATACATAAGATGCACTAATATTATAAATGTTATCTAAGAAGGTATTTGCAATTCCAACAACTGAAGAATCTGAAGTATAAATTGAAGTAACTCCCATTCCAATATTTGTATTAAAAATATAAATTGGATAACCAGTTGGGACACTCATCGCTACTCCAACAGGGCACTTTAAATAAAATTTAAGTGCCAAAGGAACTCCTATTCCAGATGTTGTAGTTATGCCAGTAATGATCCCCGAAGAACCTTGAACAACAGAGATATTAGTTATAACTTCTTTTTTGAAATTAGTAGTTAATCCAACAGTATTTACAGAATTGGGATCAATAATTATAGCATTAAATTGTGGAGTATTGTCATTCTCATAATTAAAGAATTGTGCATTGTCAACAAAAATCTCATTATCAGTAGTAGAAAAATCTTTAATTATTTTGGCAGTTGGGTATACTAATGATTCAATGGAATCTCTAGATTTATAAACTATTTCACCGTTAATAAAACTATCTTTTTTTTGTTTGATCCAACTCATTGGTTTATAATTTACAGTATCCACACCTTGATCAGAATATGAATTAGTTTCAAATTTATCAGAGTATGTTAAATCAAATACTATTCTTTTATTTTGAGATACTGTTTCTCTTATATCATTTCTTTTTAATATTTGAATAGTATCACCTTTTTTTATAGTTTCTGGCACGTCTAAATTAAGTTTACTATCAGAACCCTTAGTTCCTCTATAAAAGAATATTGCAATTTTATCTTCTGGTTTTGGTGCAGAAGTAAATACAAAAGATGTTCCTCCAACGAATTGATATGAAACTCCAGGTTCTTGAATAACTCCATTAATAACAATAAACAATAAGTTATTTAAATCTATAGTAGAATCTGGTAATGTTTCAAAACTAAGTAGTTGTGAATTATAATATAATGGAAATCTGGTTCTTACTCCATCTTGATAATTTTTTACTGAATCTATATAATCAAGTTCACCAAATTGCCAAGATGCAAAGGAATCTGAAAATGTATCAATAACTGTCAGTTGAAATTCTGATATTGGAGACAATAATCTTCTATCAGTAACTAATCCAACAGGTTTAAACACATCTCCACGATTAAATGAATATCCTTGTCTAGCAATTTTAAATGAGGATACACCAAAATAAGTAGATCCTATTCCAGTAGAAGAGGTAATACCAGCATCAACATCAACTGTTAATAATAATCCAATTCCTGTGTCTGTTGTTGATCCAATCCCCAATCTGGAAATTCCAATAACTTCCAAATTCTCATAAGATGGTGGAGAAACTAATATTTTTGGATTTGTGTATCCTGTTCCACCATCGCCAATAATTGTAAAAGATAATGTTCCTCCTGCGCCAACAGACGCTCTTATAGACGCTGCTGTTCCAGTATGTCCACTTTGATATACACTTACACCTATAGAAACAATTCCATTATATCCAGAACCAAGATTATCGGTAGTTCCTAGACCAACTGATACAATACTACCTCCTGCGCCAACTACGGCAGTAACTGACACCCCAACAAGAGGTGCATACCCTAATCCAAGTGTTG